GGTCAGTTGAAAAAATGTACCAACGTAATTGTTGGAGAAAAAATAGATGAAGACTCTAGGTGTAAAACTAGGGAGGTTCTAATTGATGACAAAATATATTTTGTTATACCTGTACGCATACAACATCCAGCGGGAGGTGAGATGTGCGTACTTGAGATAATGTAAAAACTTGCATAGTGGAAAAACTTTTTAAATTTTCTCACACAAATGTTTGATACAAGCAGTATCGTAGCACTTGCAGGTAACGGCTGGCGGTATGGTTATGTAATTTTACGGATTTGAAATACTAATTTTAATAATATGGAAAAGACAGATTTGAGAACAGAATTTACAAAAGAAACAAAAGCGAGATTTAATGTCGAATGGGTTGCATACAACGATTATGTTGAATGGTTGGAACAAAGGTTAGTAAAATTATTAACTATACCGCCTGTTAGCAACTGGCATTTTTTACCTGAACTTCCAGAAGTTAATGTTGAAGTGCTTATTGCTTACAAATATGATAAAAAACCAATACAAGGTTATTGGAATGGCAAAAAATGGATTGGTTCTTTTGAAACAAGAGATTATATGAACGATGGATTTGTAAGAGATGCAACGCTGAATGTTCCTGAATATATTTACGCTTGGACTGAACTTCCAGATTGTCCAGAAGTACCGCCGCCGTTTTAATGCTTGTTGCTAACGGCTGCGTGCAAATTTGTCGTTTTAATGCAATTTGCACGCTGTTATAAACTGGGCGAGTTAAAACGATAAACTAACAATTGAAACAATAAAATAAAAAGCAAGGAGGCTTTCATGAAAATAAAAACAATAGATGAAATAATTAACTCAAATACTGCCAATAAGTGCAGAGAATATACAGATGAAAGAGTTAAACAAATGTTAATCGAAGCAAGCCGACAGGCTTTTGATGCGGGAACTGATTTTGGGTATGCAAATGGTACAAGCGGAACTTGTTATGAAACTGAAAGCGAGTTTAATAGTTTTAATTCTTACTTAAATAGCATATTGAAATGAGTGTAAAACAAAAAGATATACAAACAAAATTAATATTCAAGCGAGCCAGAAGCTTCAATAAGTCCGTAGGGCAACGGCGAGTATAATGGATAAAGAACTACATGATAAAGCGTGGAACTTATTAGACGAAAAGGGTCTAACTACTGGTGAAAAAATGATGGTGAGGAGGAGTTTTGCCAGCACCTACCAAAACGAGTATCCCTACATAGTTGTTAAAAACAATAAAAGGGGGGAAAAATACTATGTATCAGGCATTGAGGAAATTAAAATTTTAATGTTTAGTACAAAAAATGAGGTAATTCTGGCAAATGCTATTTATGAAAACGTGAAGGGTAAATTTGAAATTAACGAATTTATACAGATTCTAAAGTTTACCTTTAGAATTATGAACGTATCGAGTAAGTGGAGTTAAAGATTACTGATAATAAACATGTATATTAGGCGAGCCAGAAGCCAAAAACAAGTCCTAAGGGCATGGGCAAATAAGATGAAAGCAAGAGAATTAAAGAAATTGAACAAAGAATTGAGAGAATTTATTGATGAAAGTTCATCTGAAAATTTAAGAGTTGCTATAGCCGAATTTTGGTTCGCAAAATTCGGTTGCAATAACAAAGAACGTGAAGATGAATTGTATGTATATTTTTTGCTTAATTAAGGCCTTTACAGTTCCATCCTTTCCTACGAGAAGGAAAATTTGAGGTTGAATAATACAGGTTACTGATATGCTACTTAGAAGAGAAAAATTCACCGAGTACCACCAGAATGGGGAAAAATGGATAACGGGTGAAATTGGGTTAGTTGCCGAATTATGGAAGCACCTTTACAACTACCGAACTAATTTCGAGGGTTATGAGGGAAAGCCTATTTGTCGGATAGGGTTGTGGAATAAGTACTATGACAACGGTCAACTAGCCTGGACGCTGGAATATGATGAGCATGGCTACCCGAAAAGCACTGAATACCCATCTTTCCGAATGGATGGAACGCCTATAAACTACTAATATCAACAACTATGGCAAAACAAAATAAAATTATGCCAAAATATATTGCGAGGTGGAAAAATGGTGAGCCGTTGCTGATTGACGGCTTGCCTGCCGAGAGCGATAGCCTCATGGAGCTTCGCCATGAGGTTAACAGGTATCTTAAGCTAACACAGCGGAATTGGGAAGATGTGGAGCTCTTCCGAATAGGTAAAAAATCAACTTATAAGTTTAATCGTTAAAAAAACAAAAAAATGGACAGAACAAAAGGATTTGGTAGCGGGGATGCTTCAAATATCGCCGCATTGGGCAGGTATAAAACTGCTAATCCAACCCTACTAAGGCGTATTGCAGAGCTTAAAGGGCTGGTCGAGGAAGTTAACATCAGCACTCCTGAAATTGAGCTGGGCATTGAGGTTGAGCGCAAAATGGCTGAAATGCTAAAGGGTGCAGTGAACAACCCACTCTATGAGAGCAAAAAACTCTCAAATGAGCGGTATAAAATCAGAAACCACATTGATTTCGAGTGGGTCGGTGGCGGTAAAATCATTTGGGTGGAGCATAAAACTTCCATCCGCAATGAGCAAGAGTTGTTAACCGCCTATAATGCCCAACTGGCATGGCACTACATGCTGCTGCAGGAGAAGGCCGAAGATGCTGGAATTGATGACTACGAGTTGTGGTTAACAAGCATTAATCCGGATGGCGAAAGCGAGTTTAATCCCTTAAAAATTCAGCCGAACACGCTAACATTTACACTAAATGAAATTCGGGAAGGGTTGAAGCTATTGCCCGATGTATGGGATGGCATAACCGAATGGGTGGATGACGTGGTGATTACTGACGATAACGTGCCGGACGTTATACGGGAGCAGGTGCACACCGTTAGGGAAGCCCTACTATACATTGACGACCTTAACAGAAAAGTGGATGATTTTAAGGCTAAAATGCTGAAAAGCATGAAGGAGGCGGGGGTAAAATCCATAAAATGCGACGGCCTTACTATTACTTACGTCGAGCAGAAGGTAACAACAAGGGTTGACACCAAAAAGTTGAAGGCCGAAATGCCCGAAATTGCAAAAAAATACATGACAAGTTCTATTGCGGATGACTATATTTTGATTAAATTTAAGTAGTTAAACTAAAAAAAAAATTACAATGAATGAAGTTGCAAATTACAAGGACTACCGAGATTTTTTAAACTCCGGTGCCGTTCAGGCCAAGTTTAAAGAGCTGCTCGGTGAAAGGGCAAAGCCTTTTCTAACATCGGTATTGCAGTGCGTGTCATCTAGCTCTTATTTGCAGAAGGTTGACGTAAATTCAATTTACACTGCAGCAATGATGGCTGCAATGGTTGACCTGCCTATAATTTCGTCGCTTGGCTATGCCTACATCGTTCCTTATAAGGGGAAGGCACAATTTCAAATAGGCTACAAAGGCTTTATCCAGCTAGCTTTGAGAACTGGGCTTTTTGTACGTATAAATGCAACCAATGTGGTGGAGGGTGAGCTGTTGGAGCATAACAGGCTTACCGGAGAAATTAAGTTTAACTGGATAACCAACGAAGAGGAACGTAAAAAGAAAAAGGTTATCGGTTACGTATCCTATTTTAAGCTGACAAATGGTTATGAAAGCATCCTTTTTAAAACGGTTAAGGAGGTTGAGGCGCATGCCAAAAAATACTCGGAATCCTACAAAAAAAATGACGGGCAATGGGTCGAGAATTTCGATGGGATGGCGTTAAAAACTGTAACCAAGCTAAACCTTTCCAAGAATGCTCCGCTGAGCATAGATTTACAGAACGCCATAAGATTCGACCAGGCGGCAGGTAGCGACCTTGAAACGATTAGCTACGTTGACAATCCGGATACCGCAAAGGACGAAAAGCTGGCAATTGCTGCTGATAAATTAAACGAATTATTTAATGATAAAAATGACGAAAACCATGAAACCGCTCAAAGTAACGAGTAGTACGTTCCGCAAATTATGCGAGCTGCTCGACACGACACCAGATGAATTAGCCGGTGAGTGTAGAAGAAAAGAACTGGTAAAAGCTCGAAGATGCTTATGCCTATTTTTAACAAGGGCTGGGCTTACTACATTTCAAATTGGAAATCTCATCAATCGAGACCACTCATCCGTAACCTACTTAAAAGCCAAACAGGTTGAGTTAATGCAGATTTACCCGGACGAGAAGGTGGATTACGAGCAATTTGAACGGCCTGCTACTGATGTTATGAATGAGGGAGAAGTCGAAGAACAACCTATAACAATTGACTGCTCATCGTCCTACTCCTACTTTACTTCCGTAGTTGGTTTATTTTCAGGTTATTTTAAATATTTTTAACATATGAAAGATATAGAATTGTTTAACGACCATTTTCAAAACTACAAAACGTATGGAATACCAAAGGCGCAGCTTATTATTGCGGATATTCCGTACAACATTGGCAAAAATGCCTACGGTTCGAATCCTTCGTGGTATGTTGGAGGTGATAATGCCAATGGGGAAAGCGAATTGGCCGGTAAGGCATTTTTTGATACGGATGAAGACTTCCGCATTTCGGAGTTCTTGCACTTTTGTTCAAAAATGCTTATTAAAGAACCAAAGGAGGCTGGCAAGTCTCCCTGCATGATCGTTTTTTGCGAATTTGAACAACAGTTTGAACTAATCCAAAAAGCAAAAGAATACGGATTGAACAAGTATATCAACCTCGTTTTCCGAAAGAACTTCTCCGCACAAGTGTTGAAGGCAAATATGCGAATTGTCGGCAATTGCGAGTATGGTGTATTGTTGTATCGTGATAAGTTACCGAAGTTCAACAATGACGGGCGAATGGTATTCAACTGCTTCGATTATCCTCGGGACACTGATACGCCCAAAATTCACCCAACTCAAAAGCCCGTGGCGTTGCTTGAAAGGCTTATTAAGTTATTTACGGATAAAGGAGATGTGGTTATCGATCCGTGCGCTGGGAGCGGTACAACACTTTTGGCCGCAGCAAAAATGGACAGAAAAGCGTATGGATTTGAAATTAAAAAGAACTACTGCTTAGCTGCCCGTGCAAAAATTTTATCACAAGTTCAAAAAAAACTATTCATTTAAATTTTTTAGCCATGAAATCAGACATAATTGAACTATGCGGTGAAACGCTAGAAAGCGTGGAGGTTCGAGGTGATGTTTTTATCGTTTTCCGTTGTAAAAGCGGTAACACCTACTTCATGTACCACGAGCAGGACGCCGATGAAACTTTTGAAATTGCTGAAATAGAAGGGGATTTCGATAGCTTAATAGGCGAACCGATAGAATTTGCCGACGAAATATTCGACAAAAAGGGGTACATGGAAATGAAAGAAGAGCAAGGCTACGGCGTTCTTACCGGCACAAGGTCTTATGTTATGTACGCCATCGGGACAAAAAACTCAGAAGTAAAAATTCGCTGGTATGGGGAATCACCTGGATATTTTGCGAAGGGCATTACTTTTGAGTTGGCCGAAAACATTGGAAATATAAATTTGGATTCGTTTTTAAATAATGACCAAACATTTTAAAAAATGACAACAATCGAGTACATTTTAACAACCGTAGGTATAATTACCTTATTATTTGCCATCATTGCAATAACATTGTACCTGCTGGGAAAAACCATTCGACCAACCGCCACTACCCTGCTATGCAAGAACAATGGAATGCTACTTGTTAAAAGTGGCCGGAAGCCCATATTTTTCAGCGATGTGAAAGCTGCGGATGCTTTTATTAAAAAATGCAAGCCGGCTGGGGTATTTTGGGAAATATACACTATAGACGATGGGGAGGTTAAGCATTTAGGAAGTTCAGAAAAACTTAGTTCTGTATGTTAATAAAAATACACGAGCTGTTAGTAAGCTAAAGATGCTTAACAAATAAAATGAGTTTAATTTAACGTATGGGTGTGGGTATAGTGCACCACAACGATAAAGATTGATTGAAACAGTAAACTAAATAATTTTTAAAAATGTGCGAGGGCAAATTTAAACACGGCAGTTTGTTTAGCGGAATTGGAGGCTTTGACCTTGCAGCCGAATGGATGGGATGGGAAAACGTATTCCATTGCGAATGGAACGAATTTGGTAAAAGAGTGCTAAACTATTACTGGCCTAATGCTATAAGTTATGATGACATTACAAAAACAGACTTCACTGTTCACAGAGGAACAATTGACATCCTCACCGGAGGTTTTCCGTGCCAACCTTATTCCGTTGCAGGGAAAAGAAAAGGGAAAGAGGATGAACGCCATTTATGGCCAGAAATGCTTAGAACAATTCGAGAGATTCAGCCGCGCTACGTTGTGGGGGAGAATGTTGTTGGACTTATTAGTTGGGATGGAGGGTTGGTATTCCACGAGGTGCAAACTGACTTGGAGAATGAAGGGTACGAAGTATGGCCGTTTATACTTCCAGCTTGCGCCGTCAACGCCCCGCACAGACGAGACAGAGTTTGGTTTATTGCTAAAAACACCAAGCGCAATGGATGCGTTCAGCGAAAACTTGAGCAAGAAGGAACAGAAGTTTGGAAACAGCGGGACATTGGCACAGGAAGTGATGACGGGATTTATTTACAAAAGGGGATTACTGCCAACTCCAGTTGTCAGGGATTACAAGGGAGCAAGAACGTCAGAGGCATTGGAGGAAGCAGGCAGATACAAAACGAACAGCTTGGTAGATTACTTCAGCCAAACTGGGAAGACTTCCCAACTCAACCCCCGGTTTGTGGCGGAAATGATGGGCTTCCCCGAGAATTGGACGGCATTACCTTTCCTAAATGGAGAGCAGAAAGTGTAAAAGCTTATGGAAACGCAATAGTTCCACAAGTTGCATTACAGATATTTAAAGCAATTCAAATTGCCGATAGGCAAAACAGGGAAGGAAGTTCTGAAAAAATTAATTCTGTATGTTAATAAAAATCCACGAGCTGTTAGTAAGCAAACGATGCCGAATTAATGGAATGGGTTAACTTTTATTAGTTTTGTTATGACGTGAACCTCAAAAAAATGGCAACAGCTACAGTAAAAAATATTAATCAAAGCCCCTTTTCGGAGTGCGTTAGGGTTAGTCCATTTTCCCACACGTCAAGCGCATACCGTTTAGGGGCTTAAATTTTTCCATAATGGCACGAGAAAAAAATACAGGTGGCAAGGAGAAGGAAGCCTTCTACTTCACACACGACTACAACGCCCGGAACGATGTAAAAATGCAGGAAATGATGATGGATATGGGTTGTGAGGGGATAGGCATTTACTGGTGCATTGTTGAAATGCTGTACGAGAATGGCGGAAAGCTGCCTTTGGCATACACGAAAAATATTGCTTGGTCGCTGCATTTAGATACAAATGAGTGTGATGTGGTGATGCAAAATGCATGCAATGTAAATGCAAATGCAATGCAAGATGATGCAAATGCATGTGCAAATGTTATGCAAAAAAAATCATGTGGTAACAAAGTCGAAAAAATCATTTTTGACTATGATTTATTTAAAAACGATGGCGAATTTTTTTGGTCGGAATCAGTTTTAATTCGACTGGAAAAACGCAAATCAATCGTTGAAAAAAGGAAAAATGCAGCCGCAAAACGTTGGAAATCAAACGATAAAGAGGTTGAGCAAAAGCAATGCACAAGCAATGCAAATGCAGTGCAAAATGAATGCACAAGCAATGCTATAAAAGGAAAGGAAAGGAAAGGAAAGGAAATAAAATATAATAATATAAAAGAGAGGGAAAATACGAAACGATTTTCCCCTCCCTCTTTGGAGGAAGTTAAAAATTATATCTTAGAAAAAAATTACGAGGTAGATGCGGAGGCATTTGTGGCTTTTTATTCATCTAAAGATTGGTTTATTGGAAAAAATAAAATGCGAGACTGGCGTGCGGCGTTGGTAACATGGGAAAAGAGGAAAAGAGAGCAACCGGCAAACAACAAACTTAACAACATAAAAATCAACGAGATATGGGAGAACCAATAAAAATATCAGAAACCATCGAAAAAATAAGCAAAGAATGGTTGATGCCGCCGATTCGGAGATTTGCCTACCTACCTTATAGCCTAAAATCAGCATTGCAAGCGGTAATCGAAATCGGCAGGTTAAGAAATCCCAAGTTTGTTATAGATGATGACAACGTATTTACATATGTAAATATGATAAGATGGGTGCATGGTGATGAGGAAATGCAATGCCTTAACCCAACTACAAAAGAAATAACTAAGGGAAGGCTTAATGCCGGCATGTACATTGCCGGAAATACCGGTACTGGAAAATCTTGGGCGCTGGAAATAATGAGCGAATACTCGAAAATTGACAATGTTAAGCTAGCAATTTTAGATACAATAAGACCACTTCGCTGGAATAACTATCGCACTGATAGCATTTGCGACGAGTACACCGAAAGCGGTTTGATTACTAAATACAAGGAAATGGGCATTGTAGGATTTCAGGATTTAGGCTCGGAGCAGCAAGAAGCACTCTATATGGGTAATAGGGTTAATGTTATGCGGAAAATTCTGGAGCATAGGGGAGATTTCCCAAACAAGATAACGCTAATTACCTCTAACCTACCCATAACACACCCCAAGTTAACTGAAGCATACGGAGAAAGGGTATCCAGCAGGCTAATTGAGATGTGCAACTACTTTGAAATTAAGGGCACTGATAGGCGAAAGTTAAAATAATTTGACTTTTGGATTTTAATGTTGTATATTTGACTTGTAAAAATTTTTTATGGTAAAAGAAAATTTCAAAGTTCCCGGGTTGTATCAAAAGCAACCAGTAAGCGGCAACATCGGAATCCGCCGGGGAGCAACCCAAAGGAGCGCTACCGAGGCCATGTGTATGTGCTGCAAAGGCCGGCAAATCATACATTCGGTAGCCAGGTGAAAATGCCCAAGCGTGGAGGGATTACGGCTAACCATGCTGGCGGCCGGGAATAGACCGGCTTTTTTACTTTTATTAAGACGAAAAATGCTTTTATGAGAAAAGAAAAAGTAATTAATAATACGGAAATACAAGCTTTAAATTTGCCTGTTGAAAGCTGCAGGGTTGTACATTGCAAAAAAGAACATTATGACGTGTACATTGGAAGGCCTAGCAAATGGGGCAATCCATTCACGCATAAGCGAGATGGCAAAACGCTTGCAAAATACGTTGTTGGGAGTAGAGAAGAGGCAGTTGAAGCATACAGAGAGTGGATTACAAATGGTGATGGCAAGCATTTAATTAACGATTTGAGCGAGTTGAAAAATAAGGTTCTTGGTTGTTGGTGTAAACCGTTAGCTTGCCACGGAGATGTACTTGCTGAATTGGTTGAAAAATATTGCCAGTAAAAATTTGACGTATGGCTAATTCTAAAAAAGTAATCGTTGCGATTGACCCCGACGTTAAACAGTCCGGAGTTGCGCAGATACAAGATGGGGTTATTAGCGTTTTCCGCATGAGCTTAATTGGCATTGTCGAGTACCTGCAAACCTTAAAGATATGTTATTCACATTTAACCGTAGTGGTTGAGGCGGGATGGAAAAATAAGGCTACTTGGCATTTATTCCAAGCTAACAATGCAAAAGCAGCATTTATCGGTAGGGCTGTTGGCGCAAACCACACCATCGGTAAGCAGATAGTTGAGGTGTGCAAGCATTTTGGCATTAATGTTGTCGAGCAAAAGCCGTTAAGAAAGCTGTGGAGTGGAAATGGGGGAAAAATAACACACGAAGAACTTGCCGAAGTCCTTAAAACGTATAAATTACAGGGATTTCCGAAAAGAACCAACCAGGACGAGCGTGATGCCGTGTTACTGGCGATTAATCAATATCTGAAGGAAAGCTAAAAGTTAAGGAATGATAAGAATTGACGAAACAAATGTTTAATCGAAGCACGTCAGCCGCCATATTGTATAGCACTTGTTAGCGGTTCGTGCTTCTCAAATCAAAGTAAAATGGAAGATAAAGATGTAAAAATTAAAATGAGTGTTTGCCCTGAATGTGGTAATGCTATTCGTGTTGCAGTTGAACACACAATGGACACTAAAAGTAAAAATGAATTTGCAAAAGAAGTTATGAAATTCGATTTACAAGTAAAGACTATTACACTTGATGAATATCGTAATTCAAATATTCAAATGTATTGCAAAGATGATTGTTCTCGGAAGTCGGTTTAGCATAACCGCTAACGGATTAGGGCTTTGCGATGTGGTGGCATTCAAGGCTCAAATGTTCAATAACCCACCAAAGCTGAATAGAATTACTACAGCTCAATTTTAGTAGTTCAGCCACCATATAGCAAAACCCCTGTTATATGCTGTGCTTTTTGTCAAGGGTTAAAATTTTAGTCAAATGGATAGAAATACATACAGAGGTCGGGGATTTGTCAGAGTACAAAGATTTCCTGAACGATACGAAAAAACAGCGTTTGTTTATGGCGATTTTCACAAAGATTATGATGGTAGCCTTTATCATTACATTACTAAACTGCCTGATTTAGATAATGAGTTTCAAACAAGTTTTTACAATGTAGAAAGCAATACAGTAACTCAATGTACTGGATTGAAAGATAAAAACGGAACACCAATTTTTGAAGGTGATATAATTAAGTACACAGCACACGAAAAATATTTGCTACCTACTTTTTTTGCAACAGTAGTTTTTGAGGAAGATTACGCATACTTCGGTTATAAAAGAGCTGACCAGAATAACTACGGATATGCTACACCATTTTCAGAACACGATGAGTTAAAAACAGACTTTTTAAATTTTGTCGAAGTAGTCGGAAATATTTGGGATAACGAAATTTCGGAACTGGTCGCACAGCATAGCATATAACCATTATCTAAAAGAAAACTAAAACTATGGAAACAAAAAATATACCTATCGGTAAACTTGAGTTGAATAGCGGACAAATCGAAGGACTTCCTAAAAATCCACGCTTTATAAGAGACGAACGTTTTAAGGCGCTTAAAAAATCAATACAGGATTTTCCTGAAATGATGGAGTATCGTGAATTGATAGTTTATCCCGTAGGAGGTAAGTATGTGGTCATTGGTGGAAACATGCGACTTCGTGCATGTAAGGAGTTGGGTTACAATGACATTCCAGCAAAAATACTACCCGAAGATACACCAGTTGAAAAATTGAGGGAGTTCGCAATTAAGGACAACATAGCATTTGGCCAGTTGTCGTGGGATGATTTGGCAAATGAGTGGGAACAGACGGAATTGGAGGAGTGGGGTATTGAACTGCAATTTTTGTCAGAAGATGTTGATATAGATAGATTTTTTAAAGATGACGAAAATGATAGGACTGTAAAAAAAGGCAAAATAATACTGGAGTACACAGAGGACGAATGCGGGAGAGTTATGGATGAACTTGCTAAAATCGCAAAAACCCCCGAGCAAGCAGTTTGGAAACTTTTAAAATTTGAATAATGGAAATTTATCTTGCGGGAGATAATTATAAAAAACAAATAATGGAATTGTTTGTAGCAGGATTATCAAATGAAGAAAATCGAAAGAATATGGTTAATCCTTTGTCTAAACGAATATCTATACTTGAATCCTTTTGTAATATGGAAGATTGGGAAATACCATATATTCAGAATCATTGGAATTTCTTGTTGGATTCAGGGGCTTTTACTTTTTTAAATTCCAAAAAACAAAATAAAATTAATTGGGATGAATATGTGGAGAAATATGCTGAATTTATAAATAAATATGATATAAAATTATTTTTTGAACTTGATATTGATTACTTAATTGGTCTTAAAGAAGTGGAAAGATTAAGAGAAAAACTACATAAACTTACAAATAAACAAAGCATTTCAGTTTGGCATAAGTCAAGAGGAAAAGATTATTATATAAGAATGGTTCAAGAATTTGACTATGTTGCCATTGGAGGATTGGCCATAGGCGGAATTCATTTTCAGAAACAAATCGAACCTGTGTTTCCATGGTTTATAAAAAATGCCCATAAAAATAATTGTAAGATACATGCTTTAGGATATACATCCATAGAAGGAATAAAAAAATTTGGATTTGATTCGATTGATTCTTCTTCATGGATGTACGGAAACATAGGTGGATACTTATATAAGTTTAATGGAGAAAAAATTATACAAATTAAAAAACCAATTGATAAACGTATTAAGCCATTTGAAGTTGCATATCATAATTTTTTTGAATGGGTAAAATTTCAACAATATGCAAGAGTCAATCTTTAAAAACTGATAATATGATTTACGTGGAGCGTTATCATGATATTTCATGTGGGCATAGGGTTGTAGGACACGAGACCAAGTGTCGTTACCTACATGGGCATAACTATAGGTTTTATTTTAGGATTACAGGAAATGAACTCGACAAAATTGGTAGGGTAATTGATTTCGGCGTGATAAAAGAAACACTTTGTGCCTGGCTAGAAAGCATCATAGACCATAAATTTTTAGTCTGGGAAAAAGACCCCCTACTGCCTAAGCTTAAAGAGGTTTCAGAGGAAAGTCTTTGCGTGTTACCATTTAATCCTACTGCAGAAAATATAGCGGAATACATGGTCAGGCACGTAGGCCCAAAGCTACTTGAACCGTACGGTGTAAAGCTTATATCTTGCCGGGTTGACGAAACGAGTAAATGTTCAGTAACGGTAGATGCACAAGATTATGGAAGCAAAACTTAAGGTTACGGATATTTTTGAAACAATTCAAGGAGAAGGTGGCAATGTAGGGAAAGTTGCGGTCTTCATTAGATTGGCGGGATGTAACAAGTCATGCTGGTTTTGTGATACAAGCTGGGACAACTGTGGAGAATATTCAATCCTTGAAATACTACAAGAACTTAAGAAGTATAAAACCAAATTCATTGTATGGACAGGCGGTGAGCCCACCCTTCAACTAAATAGGGAAATTATTTCAGTATTCAAACAAAAAGACTACTACCAAGCAATCGAAACCAACGGTAGTAATCCTGTGCCAAAAGGAATAGACTATATAGCCTGCTCGCCAAAGGTTGGATTGAATGTTTTAAAGAAAAATATTGAGCACGCCGATGAATTTAGGTATCCTTTTGGCGTAAATGTAAAAGAACCTCCTCCCATACATGAACTGCCACCTGCGAAACATTACTTTGTGTCGCCTATTTTTGATGGAACAAGGAAAAATCATTTAAACAAAAGTAATCTTAAAGGATGTTTGGAATTTATTAAAGCACATCCGGAGTGGAAAATATCAGTCCAAGTTCATAAACTGTTGAATATACCATGAGTAAACCGAGTAAAAAACAAGTGGAGGATAGTATTGCCACAATACTAAAATACATAGGCGAAGACCCTGAAAGAACAGGGTTAAAAGATACACCCAATAGAGTGGTAAGAATGTATGACGAAATATTAAAAGGTTATGACGAAACACAAAAACCTAAAATTACCACGTTCAATAACGGTGATGACGGCATTGTGTATGATAACATGGTTATAGACGAGGGTAAATTCTACTCCATGTGTGAACATCACATGATGCCATTTTTCGGTAATTACTGGTTTGCATACATACCACATGAAAAAGGCAGGATACTAGGACTTTCAAAAATTGCCAGAGTGGTTGACTTCTGCTCCGCAAGGTTGCAAGTGCAGGAAAGATTGGTATATGACGTGGTAAAAATGATTGAAGACGCACTGACCAAAGATAGCAAATACCAACCTTTAGGTATAGCGATGGTAATGAAAGGCGAACACCTTTGTAAAACTATGCGTGGAGTTAAAAAACAAGGTCTAATGACGTCGAGCCACCTAACAGGAGTATTTAAAAGCGATATTGAAGTTCGTACAGAATTTATGAACCTAATAAACCGTTGAATCATGGCACTACTAGAAATTAACGAGGAGAAAAAAGTTATCAACAAAACATGACTTTCAAAAATAATATCGCTAACATTGTTGAAATTTTGAAGGAATGTTGACGAATAGTTATAATATAAAGGCGAAAAGAGGCGACACCTTTGTAAGTCCCATATTTCAAATCATCCTAAACGACGTTGTTTTCAACCTTTCTGATGTTGAAATCAAAATAACGCTAAAGAAAAGCCCGTCGCAAAGCCTTCCGGTCTTGGTGTTTGAGGAAAATAGCGAGGATGGCAACTTAGTTGAAAAAATTGATGCTGCGAATGGCAGATTTCTTTTTACGACAAAAGGGTTAAATGTTGAGGCTGGTAGCTACATATACGAGGCTCGCTTTACGAAGGCTGACGGCACGGTTAAAACCTACTTCGCAGGTAAATTCATGATTTATGACGATATTTCAGTTTACGCTTAAAACATGGCTGAGGACGTTAAAATATACGTTACCGAAACAGTAGAAAGGGTAGAGATAAAGATTTCCGACCCATTCCCTGCCAACGTTCTTCCGACTGGTACGCTTGAAATTAATGACGTTAAGGCAAATACGCTTGTAAGTGATGTTGATGGCGGCTCTATTCCTGCCGAAATTTATAGCTGGTTCAAGGATAAATTTGCTTTACTTGTTGACAAGCTGTTAAGCTCGTGGGTTCACGGATTGATATTTATTACGAAGGCTATTGACGAGGCTTTAACTTCCTTGCAAAGTACAGTTAGCGAGCATGCTACTAGTTTAGAAGTAATAGATGGTAGAGTTGATGATATTGAGCAGAATGTAACCCTGCTGGATGGGCGTATTGAGGAGCTTGAGAATGATGAGAAGCTAATTCTTAGCTATGTCGTACCTGTTGATGCTTCGATGGTAGAATTAACAACTGACAAGTATGGCAGACCTTTCAATTTTCAGGAGGGTGAGGAAATTGAAATTAGTTTCAGAATTAAGCCATTTCCAGGAGGGTTTAACTCTCGGATCAATATGAGAGTTAATGGCATTGAAACGGCTAATTACAACTGGGCAAATGGTTATGGTTTTACCTATATTGCTACAGCAGGATCGAATTATTACGGTCAATCCACAGTGTTAAAATTAAAAATAATAGTTGGTGAGTTGAATGGTTATATGATGACAATGCCTTTTACTGGTGAAAATACATTAATATCAACACAGGCTTACGGTATTAGCAGTCAAGGTCTTAATCTTAGTGCAATTAATTCAATAAAGTTATGGTCGCAAGGTACAACAGTTGTGCCCGCAGGTTTCACGGTTTTAGTAAAAAAATTATAAATTATGAAAATCGCTTATCAGAACAGCAAAGGAAAGCCCGCTGTTCGGGAGGCAACCCCCGAAGAGTTGGCAGCAATGCAGATAGAGCAAAGTGATTGGATGTACCCTTACCCGATAAGGATAGTTGCACCAAAGGAATTGGCATTAGCATACCATCAGATTTACGTGTGGTTTCAGGTTAACGATTTGCCCATCGAGAAGTTTGATACATACGTACATCTATATTGCAATGAGATTATGCCTGAACATCAGGCATTAGTTGATGCTAATAGTGGAACAATTAAAATAGAGTATAAACCATGAAAGTAGAAGAGTTAAAGACGGGTGATATACTGCTTTACAGGAGCAATAACGGTTGACGGTATGAAATCGTGCCGAAAAACGAGCTACTTACTTTTTTTCAATCATAGAAATCAACAAAATAGGCTAAAATGTCCAAATACTCCCCCGAAATAGTAAAAAAGATATGCAGCCTGATAAATCGGTAATCATGGCACTACTAGAAATTAACGAGGAGAAAAAGCAGCTCTACAAAAATGAGCTTATGGATGCCATCCAGCGCTATAAATTCATGCGCTGGGAGCATATCCAATGGGATGCGCTTTCGTTCAGCCGTTCAACGGCCTATAACTACGGATTAAACGAAATGGACGATATAAAAGAGGCCTTGCTGGAAAATAGGAAAAAGGCGGTTAACTACCTGCTTAACAAATGGATTAAAAGCGAAAATGCAACGCTGCAAATTGCCGCCATGCGCATGGTGGCTGACGATGCTGATAGGCAAAGGCTTAACCAGGCTTACATTGACCATACTAGTGGGGGGCAAAAGATTGAACCAATTAATATACAGGTTGTTAGCGATGATGCAAAAAACAACCTAAAGCAGTTAATTGCAGGCGGAAGCCATGACGATTAAAACGACAAAAGTATTTGAGAAAAACCTTAAGGCATACGTTGAGGGTAATCGGTACATAATCAATCAGGGTGGAGCCAGGTCGAGCAAAACCTACTCGATAGTGCAATTGCTAATACTAATCGCTATGTATCAGCCAAATGAAACGTATGTTAGCATTGTGAGCGCAACGCTGCCACACCTCAAGAGGGGTGCAATGAGGGATTTCTTTTCGATACTGCAGTCGCTTAACATGTATGACGAAAATAGCTACAACCGAACCGACAAAATTTACCGGATAAATAAAACGCAAATAGAATTTTTTAGCGTGGACACGGCTGAAAAGGTTTACGGTTCGAGCCGTAATATATTGTTTATAAACGAGGCAAACAATATCGATGAGGAGCGGGCTAGGCAGTTAGTTATCCGAACTAAAGGAACTGTTTTTTTTGACTTTAACCCTACTTGCGAGTTTTACTGCCACACCGATTACATGACCCGAAATAATAGCACCTACATCCATTCTACATTTGCCGACAACCCATACCTTGACGAAAACATTAAGCAGGAGCTTCACGAGGCTGGCAAGCGCAACGCCAACTTCAAAAGGGTGTTTGTTGACGGGGAGGTAGGCAAGCTGGAGGGTGTGGTATTTGATAACTGGGACATCGGAGAATTTGATACCAGTTTAGACTTTATTTTGGGGCAAGACTTTGGATTTGCCAGCGACCCTTCAACACTAGTAAAGATAGCGGTTGACGAGGGGAAAAAAATAATTTATTTAGACGAATGCTTTTACAAGAACGGGCTTACAACCAATAGCCTTTTTGAATTAAACCGTCAATATGCAGGGAATAGACTAATAGTGGCAGATAGAAGCAATCCCCGCTTAATTGATGAGCTAAAGGCACTCGGAAACAACATTGTGCCGGCTGTATCCGCAGATGGTTCGGGCGTTATAAGCACTGGGCTGCTTACGATGCAGGACTACATGATTATCGTTACCGAAAATTCCACGAATTTAATGAATGAGTTAAAGACCTACGTATGGCTTGACGAGCGGGGCAAGTTGGCTATTGACAAGTTCAACCATGCCATAGATGCCGCCCGTTATGGCTTCATGTATGTAAAGCACCAATCACGTCATAAATTTTATGCCGTATGAAAATATTTGGATTGAATATAGAAAAGACTAAAGCTGCCAGACCCGCAACAAATGTAAACGTAGAAGAGGCAAACCAAATGTTCCGCACGCTGCTGAGCATGGTGGCTAGCGGAATGCCGCTGCAAAAGATTGCCAGCCTTAGCGACACAATAGACAAAGGCTATCTTTATAACCATATAGTTTACTCGATTGTCAACAGAATAGCCGCCTCATGCGCCGGAGTGCCCTGGACTTACTACGTTGAAAAAAGAACAGGCTCGAAAGCCCGATATAACAGGGCTATTATAAACAAGGCTATTGACGACGCTATTTATATTAAGCAAACGCAGTTTGAACCTGACTACACCAGCGACATTAACATGCTGATTGACAAGCCAAACAGAAATGAGACGTTCGACGACATCATTCAGCAGCTTATTATGTATTACGAAATTACAGGTAACGCCTATCTATATGGCATACGTCGCAATGGCACACAGGGGGCTTTGATTTCCCTGCATACAGCCCCGGCGAACTTGGTAACAATTAAATTCAATAACTACCTGAACCCTGTTGGCGGCTACATATTTGACGGCTTCGACCCGTCCGGGGTTATCCCTCCCGAGAACATGATGCACGTTAAGACCTTTAACCCGAACTTTAACTATCAGGGTAGCTGGCTATATGGGCTAAGCCCTATCATGGCGGCTGCTGATTTAATTAACCTGTCAAATTCGGCTATTTCGGCCCAAATAAATAGTTACCGAAATTCTGGAGCGAAAGGGTTGCTAACACCGGAAGGCAACGAGGCGATGACTGAAGAACAAGCTCAAAAGGTGGTGGATAAATGGAGGGAAAAACAAGCCCCCGAGAATTTTGGCGATGCAATGGTTGTTGGCAAGGCGTTGAAATGGATACCCATCGGGCTTTCTCCTGTTGACATGCAGATAATCGAGGGTCAAAAAATGAATTTGCGAGACCTTTGTCGTATATATCAAGTTCCCTCTATGCTTATGGGAGACACGGAAGCAACTACGTACAACAACATGAAGGAGGCTAGGAAAGCCCTTGTAACAGATGCCTCGCTGCCGATGATGGAGAAGCTGAAGAGCGGGTTTAACCGGTTCTTTTTGCCGGAAGGTGATAAAGGCTTCGTTGACTACGATTTGCAGGCGTTTATAGAGCTGCAGGACGACCTTGATAAGCTGGCAACAACGCTAAACACAATGGGCTGGTTGACAATAAACGAAAAGCGCACGAAATCATTCCTGAATGAAATAGACCTACCTATCCTTAACGAGGTGCTAATCCCAATGGGCGTAATGCCCGCCAGCCAGTTTAGTTCAGAGCCTTTAAATCCGGATATGAACGATAATGTAGATGAAATGTAATGAGCGACAGCCGTTATAACTACTACGTAAATTCGTTTATCCCTATATTTAGAAGGGCACTAAAGACACAGCTTTCCCCCTTAGTAGCCGAGGTCAAAAAGGCTGGCAGCACCAATGAGCTGCTGAGCATTAATGTTCATCTTGACGACAAGCCTGTTGAAGATGCCATCATGCTTGCCTACACCAAGATAGGCTCATACTACATGAACAACACCATAAAGGCTATAAGGGGAAGCAAAAAGTCGCTAAGCGATGAGGATAAGCTTTATATGGCACGAATGCGGGACTATGTAGTGCAGAATTGCGGCAAAAAAATTAAATGGATAACCGGAACGACGGATAAAAGGTTTAGGGAAATAGTAAGGAGGGAAGTAACGCTAGGGCTTGAGGAAGGTAAGTCTATCGATAAGATAGCGGCTAGTATCAGCAGCAGCCTCAACTTTGAAAATGGTTACCGCTCAATCCGTATCGCAAGAACAGAAACGCTCGGGGCCAGCAACGCCGGCTCGCTAAATGGAGCGATGCAAACCGGTCTAAGCCTTGAAAAGGGCTGGCTAGCAGCACGACGGGAGAATGTTAGAAATTCGCACAAAAAAATGAATGGCGTATTTGTTGACCTAAACGCCATGTTTCAAGTGCCTATCTTCGACGGGGATACATTTACGGGGAATTATGAAAGCCTATCTCATCCTGGCGACACCAACGGCAGCGGTGGCAACATCATAAACTGTCGCTGCACGCTGGTTTACAGGCGGAAGCAGAATAGTTTTCAACAGGGGTTGAATTTATAATTTTTACACGCTAAATTTGTGGATATGGAAAGCGTAAGGTTTAAAAGTTGCAATTTAAGCTTAAAAGAGCTGGACGTTAAAAAAAGGCTAGTAGAGGGCTATTTTAGCGCATTCAACGTTGTGGATTCCGACGGTGAAATGGTCGTTCCTGGGGCTTTTACAAAGTCCATAATCGAGAACGGGATTAATGGGACTAACCGAATTAAGCACCTTTTCAACCACCAAAGCACTACCGGCGTGTTGCAGCTACTCGAAGAGGATTCATACGGCCTGCATTTTATCAGCAAGGTAGGCTCGCACACGCTGGGTAATGACGTGCTGGCCATGTATGCCGACGGTATAATAACCGAACACTCTGTAGGCTATAACGAAATAGCCGACAAGGTGGAAATTCAAAGGATTGATGGAAAGGACATAAGGGTTCTAAAGGAGGTGCGGCTCTGGGAGGGTTCGTCGTTGGATAAGTGGGGGGCTAACATGTATGCGAGGACTATAAAGTCCATCGAGCAGGCCGAAATGATAAAGAAGGACATAGAGGATAGAATCGGGCTAATGCTAAAGGCCTTAACGGGCAGGACCAGCTACTCCGACGAAACCTACGAAAATTTGAACTACCAGCTTCTCATTCTTAAAGAGCAGCTGAAATGGATACTTGAGGGGTTAAAGCCGTCGGCATTTGCCGGCACTAAACCAATCGAGCCACCCATTACGCCAAAAGAGGAAAAGAGGAGCGGGGTTAACTTTGTTGAACTAACCAAACTATTTTAAACATGAATGTTGAGAAATTAAAAGAGTTGAAGCTTGACGAGGCTACCGAGAAGTTCGCCACCATGCTATTCAATGACGTGGAGGCCATCGTGGCGGATGGGAAAAAGGGGCTTGCCCCCATTTCCGAGGTGGAAGTCAAGTTTAACGAGCTGCAAAAGCAGCTGAACGAAAAGATAGGTGGTACTAACTTGGTAGAGCTGCAAAAGCAGCTCGATGGGGTACTACTCGACCTAAAAGAACTCAAAACAACCAAACCACTCGTGAACGAAACGAAATCATTTGACGAGCAGCTAAAGGAAAAGGTGCTCGAGCGCAGGGACGCCATAAAGGCTGGTGCAGCCGTATCATTTGAAGTTGACCCGGGTCTAATGACCAAGGCGGGGGCTGTAACCATGACCATCGGGGATGGCGTAACCGGCGACGTTCCCAGAAAGGTTAAGCTACCCGACATTTTCGCACCAGCAGGCAAGGGACTTTGGGCTTCGGGGCTTATTCAGGAAATCCCCACCACCGGCAACAGCGTGTCCATCACTGAACTCTACGATGAGCAGGGCGTCCCCGTATTTCACGACGAAACAGCCGCAAGCGGTCAGATGAGCTGGCTTTGGAGGGAAAAGAACTTCAAGGTAAAGGACGTTTCGGCCTATACCAAGTTCTCGAAAAACATGCTCGACGACATCGACAACTTCATCGCCCAGGTGCAAATGCTGTTAATGCGCCGGTTGGCCGAAAAGATGGACGCCACCATGATTACCGGAAACGAAACGACCAATCCTGAGCAGTTCAACGGGCTGGCAACCATTGCAACGGCTTGGGCGGCAGGTGGTAAGAAAACATACAAGCCTACTGAAAAGGACGCCATCGAGGTGGCTATTGGGCA